CTGGCCAAGTTTTGTCTGGTATCTATCTGGGAATGCTGAACGCTGTACACGCTGAGCGGCTACACCATGCTGCATTCCTTCCCAACCCTTAACACCTTGCAATGCACTATAGAACTTATTAGTACTATAGTTGGGATCCATAATCTGAGCAGCAGTTCCCCATCCCTGACTAGGACGTTGCTGGAAAATACCCAACGAGTCTCTATCGCCATGATTAAGGTTCTTAATACCAGATTCTACAATTGCAGTAATAAGTGCAATCTCAGCACCCTTACGACTGAATCCTCTATTCTTACCCACTCCAACAATTAAACGAGATAGATTTGACTCATCTACCGGCCCACCGCCCCACTCTGCTGCACCTTCAACGATCTTATCGTCAGGAACGTGGAAGTGTAGACGGAATTGCTTATCCGTAGCCCCATGTGCATCTCCACCATAGCGTACATGGTCTCCAGTTGATTCTACGTTTGTTCCAAGTAGAGTACCAGCAGTGTGACCACTAGAAACACCAATCTGGAACTTACCGCCAAGTCCAGGTTCGAACGGACCAAACGCTGCACCATTCTGAACCATAGCAGTAGAGAATAATCTATTATGAGGTGGCTTACCAGTTAGTACGTTAGCGATGGCTGACATATAACCTGAGCAGTCATACCCCGCTGGTCCTACGCCACCCCAGATGTACGGCTTTCCATCTTGTGCCTGTGCGAATGATACAGCCTCTCCGCTGCCGCCTTGAAGCATTCCAAGTTTAGCAGCCACTTCTGAATTCTGAGCTGCATAATATTGAGCCATACGTGCGGTTGCAATATTAGCCATAACACCAGCCATTGCTCCCGCAACCATACCGCCAAATCCTGCAAGGCCAACACTGTCAGTTGATGCACGAGGAATTTGTCCGGCATTAATTCTTGAGAGGTTCTGTGTTCCTAGTTGCTGAACAGCGGCCTTATTAATCATGAATTCACCACGCTGCGCAACAATTGGAATCTCATCGCTACGTAGCGCTCCAGTAATACCAGCACGACTACCAGGACTGTCATCAATCGGGCCGCCTGTGTGTCGATAGTGGATAGCGTCAGAAGATCGCTGCTGAATTGTCTGCCCTGCCGCTGGTGGTGCCCAACCTGGAGGTGGTTTACCAGTTACTAGAAGATTCATAAAGTCATTCAGGTTCAAACCGAAAGCACCTTGTGCAACTGAGTTTGCTACTGACGCACCAAATGCTGACCAGTTAGCATCACTAGACATCTGCTGGCGAGCAATATCTACGTTATTCTGTAGCGCATTACCAACAATCTGCCCCCACTGACTACCAGCTCCTTGAAGACCCAAACCGAATTGACCATATGCCCCGCCAATACGATTAATATGATCATTTAATTGCTGCTCATTTTGCGGAATGAACGCCTTCAATGTAGCAAGCTCAATGTCTAGAGTACGCTTCTGCATTTCTTGCTTCTTACGTTCAGTTTCTTCAGCCGCCGCCTGCTCTTTACCTAGTGAGTCAAGCTTATCCTGAAGACGTTCTTTCTCAATAGCTCTAGACGCTTCCATAGAGCGCTTCTCTGCTTCACGTTGCTTCTCAAGTGATTTAACAGTAGCATCTTCTTGTTCTTTTAGGCTATCAATCTTAGCTTGAGCTGCCTTACTCTTTTTCTCGCTCTCCTCTTGATGTCCAAGCTCAGCATCATCACCAGCCCAGCCAGTAATTTTAGTTTCAGTGTTATTCTGAACCTTTGCAGCTTCGTCTAGGTTACCACTGTACAATGCTCTATTGAAATCAATATTAGCATTAGCCAATTCGCTAAGGCGCTCAATGCGGCGCTTCTCTGCATCAAATGCCTTCTGTCGCTGCTTTTCAAGTTCCGCTTCAGCATCTTGTTGATCTTGAATGGCCTTAATCTGATCTTCATAACCATTTTTAACATTTTCCAGACGATTGTCCCAAGCATCAGAAAACGCCTGTTGCTTCTTATCATAATCTTTATCAGACTGATCAATCTGATTCTGAACAGCATCTTTTTTAGCTTCAAATTTCTTTGTAAGGGCATCCAAACGAGCTTGCCATTTTTCAGTAGCTGCACCTGCAAATGCTTCATAGATATTGTCCATCGCACCGGAGTACATACCCTTTACCTTATTGGTAATGGTTTCTGCCTGCTGAGCTGCCGTTCCTCCTAGAGCTTCAAATCCAGCGTTTCCATTTGCAACACTAGACCATAGATCTTCTGATGCATTAGCTGCCTCCTGAAGACTCACAACTAGCTTCTGGATTCCCGCCGCATTATCTCGGGCTTGCTGGGCAGATACTTTGTTAGCATCAGCGTATCCATTGGTAGCAAGTTTATTTGCATCAAGACCAGTAGCACCCGCCCACAACTGGGCTAGCTTAACTTTCTCTGCATCTGTCATTGAATGACCAGCAGCGGCGGCGCGCTTTACAGTTTCATTATATTCATTCTGGATACTAGCTGCATCACCAAGGTTCTGAGTCATGAATGGAAGTAGATCGCTAAGAATAGTCATAGTCTTGATTCGATCTGCACTAACTCCGCGCTGCTGTGCGATCGCCCTAGTAAGGTCTTGCTCCTGTTTTGCCAAAGTGACAACCTGAACACCAACATCAGCGGGTAAGTTTAATCCCTCAGTATTTAGTTTTAGCTCACCAGTATTTTTATCAGTCTCAAGGAATTTCTGTCGAGCCTCGGCCCAACTCTTACCCAGCCTTCCACCATACTGACTGTTAATGTCTGCAAAGCTCTGGAAATAAGTCTGAGCCATATCATCCGTGAACTTCTTAGAGAAGATTGCTTTTTCTGTATCGCTAAGGCCAGCAAGCCTATCCATAAACTGCTGCTTAATCTCATCAGTTTGCTGCTGCATATTGAGTGAAGCTTCGCCACTAAGTCTTGGCAGCACATTTGGATCGCTATCTTGAACAACATTCTTGGTATTTAGAGCACTTGAATTTAGAGCATTAACCTTCTTACGCACTGAGCTTAAGAAGCCATCAATGTCTTTATCGCCATTCTCAAAATCGAAAGTTACATTAATACCGCTCATAATTCTAGCTATTTCTTCTTTGGTTTTACCAGCGGCAGTAAGTAAAGCTTTCATACTATTCTGAACTTCAGTCTTATTTAACCCTTGACCCTGTAGATTACCAACTTCAGTATTCGCCATCCATTGTAGTTCTTTAGGATCTGCAACATTTCTAAACCGTTCAACCATAGGACCAGAAGTTTGCTTTAGCTTTTCAGCCATAGAATCAACTGTATCTTTAACTTCACCAGCCTCAGATTTGATCTGGCCCCACACAAGCTTAGTACGACCAAGTGCATCGGTCCACATATCAGTAGAATGCATAATATCTTCATGCGTCTTCTTCATTCTATCCGCTTGAATAGAAACTAGCTTATAGACACCTAGGGCAGCAATGGCTCCTACGCCTAGAGCAAGACCTATAGGCGACTTCATGAATCCTAATGCAGAAGTCATTGCTGTCTTCATAGCTGAGCCTGCACTGCCAGCTGCACCCTTTATAGAACCTATAATTGACTTACCGATATTCATTGCTGCTACACCAGCACCAATCTTGCCAAGTAATGGTCCAATAGCCGCTATAGCGATAGACCCCAATGAAATCCAGTTAAGCCACTTACCCATTTCTGAGTTAGTATCTTGCATGGCTCCAGCTATGCCAGCCACCGCGCCAATTCCGATTGCTGTTTCTGAGCTAAAAGCCTTGGCCATCTTTGAAGACTTCTCTGTAGCCTGAGCAACCTTCGTCTCCTCAACAACAGTCGCTTTCTTTTCTCTATTAAGCATCTGCTGAGCGACATATTGTTTATCGGCATCGGAAAGAGCTTTGCCTGTATTGCTATAAAACTCGCCTGTAATAGGATGCTGTACTACTTGCTTACCAGAGATGCTCTTTAAACCACTAGCTGCTCCCGCGCTGGTAGCAGCTCTAGCCTGTGCAAGATCTACTCCTTGGATGGCACCTCGTAGCTTATCCATCTGGAAGATAAGAATCTGAGCAGCTTCAGCCTGGCTAACCATATTACTAGTCATATTTCCAGAAGAAAGTGCTGCTGCCTTTTCTTCAATCGTCATTGATTTCATTCCAGAGGCTAAGCTCTTAGTCCAACCAACAAACTTGAGCATTCCACCACCAAGATTAGCAAACAAACCAACAAGCATAGTTAGAGGACCAGCTATTGCAATTATTCCACCAAAAATAATAGCAAATTCTTTAACTGGACCTGGAAGAGCATTAAAGATTTCCAATGCTTTTCCAAAGCCCTTGATTATCGACGTTGCAACCTTTAGAGCGATATTACCAAACTCAGTCATCTGAGCTTTAAAGCTCTCTACTGCAATCTTAAATTGTCCCGAAGCAGACTCAGTAATTGCACGCTCGTGCTTTTCTCTAATTGCATTAAGCTCTTGATCACTCTGTGCGTTTAGTGCACGAGTTTTGGCAACAGAACCGTTCTTATCTTGAAGACCCTGTAGAAGACCAGTGATGCGGGCTGACTGATAAGTTCCAAAGAGCTTAGAAATAATTCGCTGCTGGTCATCAAGAGCAATATTACCACCAATAATAGCGTCCGACAGCGCCTGCATGGTTTCTAGCGGCTTCCCAGCAGTTTCTTTTGTAAGAGCATTAATATCCTTGCCAGTAAACTGCTTAAATACCGCCTGAGCTGCTTTGGTAGGAGCTAGGATACGGTTCATTGACGATTTAATGGCGTTTGCACCTTCTACAGTACTGATACCACGCTCTTTGAACGCAGTAAGAAGAACGGTAGTATCTTTGAGATCTCCGCCCAATTGCTTAACAGTAGCACCTGCAATGGGGATTGCGTCAACTAGATCTTGTAGATTAGTAGGTGTTGCAGCCTCTACTGCGTTTAGATAGCTTACAGAATTTGCTACATCCTGAGTAGTCATCTTATAGATATTCTGCATAGAGATTACGGCTTTAATCGATTCCGCTTGATCGATATTACCTAGAACAGACATTGTTTGAGCCTGTCTAGTTAGATCCATCATCTCTTGTCCAGATTTACCCGCCGCTGCAAGTTCAGCCATTGCATCCAAACTGGACTTAATTGAAGTTCCGAGCGATCTAGTCATATCCATAGCATTCTTCATCGCTGAATCACGTAAACCCTTTGTAGAGCCGTCATACACCTTTTCGATACGAACCATTGACTGGTCAATATCCATTGCGTACTTACCAGCAGCTACAGCTGCCATTGCAAGCGGCATTGTTAGGCCAACCGTCATCTGACGACCAGCCCACTGGGTATTCTTACCCCAATCTTGAACCTTTGTACCTAAGCCAGAAAGTAGTTCACCTTGAACAGCTAATTTTCTGTTCAGATTTTCTACTGACGTAATGGTAGGAGCAATTTGTGAAGCAGATGGAATTGTCATCATCATTCCACCCTTTGAACCTAGTGGCTGTGAGAATGCTCTAGAAAGTCTAGTCTGTTGCTGAACAAGTCCATCAACACCTTTTCTATAGGTGTCCCAGTACTCTCCCATACTGAGCTTACCCTTTTTGATCTTACCGGTAAGATCATCAATCTGACGAAGAGCGGGCTGCCAGTTAAATTTAGGATTAGCAATACTCTTCAGCTCAGATGAAAGAGCTGAAAGATTGACACCCTTAATGCCATTAAGTTGCGCCTCTAAACCAGCTACCGTCTTTCTTAGTGCAGTGGTAGCTGCCTGTGCTGCGCCTGTATTCGCTGTGACATTAAACTGAATGCCAATACTGCTAGTTATCTCTATTCACCATCCTCATCAATTATATCAAACAAACCATCAAGTTCGTACTCTTCTTCTGTCATACCGAAAGCTCTAGCTTCAGCTCTACGTTTAACTTCATCAAATTCAGATGTTTTTCCAGCACCAAGATCAATACCTTTAAGAGCCGCCGCGAAATGCTTATCTTCAAAGCGCATATCAGTAGCCGTCTCGTACATCTTAATCAATTCCGATCTTGTTAAATGTGTTTCTAAATCATCAAAATTCTTGAACATTCCTGGGTAAAAATATAGAACTGCGGCTTCGAGCTCTATTAGCTGGTCTTCATCGCTTCCGCTGTCGCCGCCTGGAGATTTGGGTCATTCATCGTAAATCCAATGCCTACTTCAAGAATATAGTTAATTGTATCCCAATCAGCATGATCCTCTAGAACTTCTGGATCAGAAAGATTCTTATCAAAAGTCTCCATGGCTACCGCCGCTGCTTTAACCAGTACATCGATTAGAGGCTCTTCATCTTCCCCCTCTTTAACATTCTGTGCATCATCAATAACCTTAGCAACACGTTTATGTTGCTTAATCTGTAGCTGATGAAGTGTAACTACAATATCCTCGCCTTTATCATTTTTGTAATCGATTAGACAGATATCAACTGACTTGAATATAGATCTTGCTACCATTTAAAATCCTTTCGTATTAGCTTAATTTTAACACGCGGTAGTCGTTTGACCAAATCAATGCAAAAGAAAACGGCCCCGTAGGGCCGTCTCCAATTATGTATTTAATTAGTATTATACTGCTGTAATTACGCGATCTCTAATAGATCCGTATTCAGCGCCACTTACCGTACTTGGTAGTAGACGGAATGTAACCGGGAACATGGTAGCTTCGTTACGCTTTAGTGAGTGAGTAGTAGCTTCTACTGAAAGCGCTCTACGCACGTGGTAAATACGCTCACGCTTCTTGTTTCCTGTTGCAGTACGAGGTGAGTTACCTACGAATACAACCTGGCGCTCTACTGGCTCTACACCAAGAGCACCAGCCTCCATACCAAGAACCTGCTCATTTGCTGGAACTGTTACACCAGCAAAGTCCTTAGTAGCATCAACGGTACGACCTGTTACATCGGTAGCAGTTGCGCTAGCACCTGACCAACGTAGTGAAGAACTACCCTGTGCCCAAACAACCAAGAGATTTTCTAGAGTCGCTTCGGTAAATGAAGTCTTTACGGTTGCAGTCATCTTCTGCTTGAATAGCTTTGCAGCGTCAAGCAACTGATCAACCTCTACCTCACCATAATCAGGGGTGTAAGCGAACTCAACACCTTCTGAGGTATATCCTGTGCTACGGAAGTCTGAACCTCCTGCATCAAGTGAGTCTGCAAACGGTGTACCATCTACAGCGGTTGGTAGTGCTACGGTGTCCCAAGCTGAACCAGCTAGTGAGTCGGCCTTTGATAGGAATACGGCGGCAGCACCAACAATAATATTACGAGCTGAATATGCCATTTTTAATTTTCACCTCCGTGTTTAAAATTTTTTGATCGATGTTCTCTTCCACAGTCAGTATGTCAAAGAATGATTTATGTTGCAACATTTTACCACATTGCAGTATTTGTATTGTCTCCATAATTTCCCACCCGGCCAGTTCCCTCATACACTGCGTCATATCCTATGACGAGCATAAAACTAACACGTCCACCTTCATCTCTTGTGCTCATAGGGCCTATGCCTGAGATTAAGCTAACGCTCTTAAAATCGAATGGGTTTGTCGAATCATTTCTAAAGTAGAAGTTGACATCGTAAGCGGACCAGTCTTCACGCTTCAGAAGATCTTGAAGAAAGTTAGCTATTTCTAGAATTAGCTCTTGAGAGGTTGAGTAGAAAACATAGGTTACCTGGCCGCATTCCATCCACGGCTCATCTTTAATCTTGGTAAGCTGCATATTATAAACACCAAATGGTAAATTTGTATATGCTTTTGTATCATCATCATATGGTGTTGTTCCTTCTGCATTCTGCTGAGCAGGCATTAGAAAATCCCATTGAAATTCATCATCAGTATCGGTATCAGTCGTATATGCTGATGCTTGTGGGATGATATCTGTACCAGAAATAACTGCTCCACCCAGTTCTTTCTTCCCCCGCAATCTATCAGCTATAAACTGATTTAGCCTATACACTGGATGCTCATTATACTTCGTCATTTTCCACCAAAACCTTTCTCGCTGCTGCGCCCGCAATATAGCTAGCCCTTAATGATTCTTCTAGCTGGATGGCAACTGATTTATCCATTCCTGCTGGGGCTAAGCTAAACTTCTTAGATCTAGTTGTTAGTATACGTGCATTCTTTGCAACAATACCCTTAACTGTTTTCTTAAAAGTAGGAATCATCGTTGCACTAAGAACTGCATACGGAGCTCCTGAGCTAAACCATACATTAAACTCTTTAGTAAATGACCCCCATGTGTCAGAGCTTCCCTGTCTTGCGATTCTCACTGAACCCTTTAAGAAAACAATTTTATTTCGATATTCAAACACAAGCATCTTAGCTATTTTAGGATATATGTGCACTGGTTGACCAAGCTCCATAACTGGAGCTTTCCAATGAAATATATGATTCCTCTGCACTCCTAGCTCAGCTAGCTTAGGATTTACTGGAACTGCTTTCTTAGAAGCTTTAAATTCAAAAGTAAGCTGTCTACTTGCTCCCCGTCCACGAAGAAGATGTTTCCAAAGTCGAGCACTAGGATCTCCAAGACCACCCCATTCATACATGTGCGCAAACTTCTTCGGCTCACTCAAAGCCTTACTAGACATATGCACAACAAATTCTCCAGTTATAAGGGCATTGGCGTTCTTAATTAGATCATTGATATGAACATTACTTCGAACGGCCATAGCAATACCATCAATAATTTGCGTACCACCTTTAATGGCCCCCGTATCCATCTCAATCTCAAACAACGTCATCACCTTGAGCTTCTGCTCTATTTAACAAAGTATCCCATTGGATGATTCTACCAAACGGATCTAGAACTGGAGCTGAGCCACTTGAGTTGTACCATGTGGCTGGTTTACCCTTAAGATCATACTCATAGTATATGACCTCTCCCGAACTAGATGATCTGACGTTATAAACTCGGGTATCGTTTCCAATATTTTCTGGAGACAGCATCTTAAGATAGCTCTGCTTGTCATACCTGTCGGCAAATTGTTCATTAGTACCCTGAGCTTTAAAGCTCGTCGATTGAAATGAATTTACAGAGCAAGATACTGTTCTATCGTATATCCAGCTATATTGAATAGCGCCACTCTTACCCTTAACGCGATGCTTTCTATAAACATCTGCAATGAACGGGTACCCGGCTGAAATTAGACAGCCGCCTATCATATTATCCCTACGCCCGGATAATTTCTATAGTCAGTAAGAAGCATATCCGCTGTCGCATTACCTGTACCATGCCATGCTCCAGAATTATACTTCCATGCCAGATCACCCATCTTAATGCTATCAAGATACTTGTCTCTATATTTATGATCGGCGCACATGTAATCAGCAATTATAATCTTAGCAGCCTCTTCTACTCCAGTAGGAACTGCTAAATATCCCCATACTCCCTCAATATTAAATAAGCGATTTCTTCTAAAGATAGCCTCCGGATTATATGCGGGATCTATATGGATAGAGTTAGGTTGAGTACGAAGAACCCAACCATCGGCAGTAATTTCCCACTGAGGACTTGACCATCCTATTATTGAACCCGGGCGTGTTGTTCCATCCCACCAGCTGACATCAGTAAGCGTTATCAATCTACTTGGAAGTTTTAGCGAATCGGTACCATGGCCCTCTATTGCATACGTAGTTGTTCTAAAACCAAACGACTGTCCGCAATAAGTATTTATCAGATACCTGGCAACCCTCTCACATTCGATGTAATCCTCATACGTCTTACCAGCATCATTAAAATAGGACCATGGAGCGTACGGAGTTACTACAGAGTAGTACTCTCTAATTGTAAGAGTATTCGAACCCACCGTAAACGTCCAGTCAACCTCAAGTTCTGTTTCAGTAGAAACAGCAGCAACCGGCAAAGTATATGAATACTTGCCGGTTGTGCTTCCCACTTTGGTTGCAGTTGCTGCGTCTACTATCTTAATGCCATCTTTAAATACGTTTAAAGTAACAGATCCAGTAGCATCAGTAAGTTCTCCGCTCACGAAAACATCGTAGTAGATATTGCTGATTGAGTTTACTAATACTTCCTTCATACATTACATTTTAACATATTAGCCGTAATAAGTCTTCGCTTCAGTAGGAGACGCCAATCTGAATCCATCATGTGAATCAATAATCTCTTGAGCTGTTTGCTCGCTTACAAGCTGATACGGATGCTCGCGTGTAAACAGAAGACCAAAGGTTTCAAATGTACCATTCTGACGTTCCATCTTAAGAAGAACTGGTTTACCGTCAAACATTTCTTTAGCATCCAGCTCTTCCGGAGCATCATTATCTAGAAAGAATTTCTTATATGTCTTATAATCGATTCCATCATTCTCTAGTGAATTAATAATATCTGAATTGGTGCTAGTGGGATCTACCTCTACTGCAAAATGTGCTGCGAGCTTTAGAAGCTCTGCTTTGTTTAGCTGTTTTAAGCTACTCATCCAACCTCCTTTACTAGATTATACAACAAAAGATAAAGGCCAGGAATTTCTCCCTGGCCTTTACTCTATGTAATCATTGATTACGCTGAGATCTTAACATTCTTGGCAACTACATACGCATCAGAATTTTCGATCTGCGTACCTGCACGACAGTAAACTGTGTACTCGATTGCGTCCTTCTTTGGCTTGAACTCGCGGAAAACTTCGATTTCGCGCTTGATACCGAGGATACGGTTCTGCGGGAATGTTAGTTCAACGTGAGTGTGTGAGCCAGAAGCACCAGAATAAGTTCCTGCTTGATCTTCGGTGAAAAGTGGGATTTCCCAAATCGGAACACCGAACGCTGAACCAGCCGAGAATCCAGCAGGACCCTCAGTACGAACAGCACCATTACGAGCCTCATCGGCACGGGGACCCTGCCACGGAACAGAACCAGCCTGTACATAGCTGTATAGGTAATCCTGAATGGCGTTGGAACCAGTGTAGAACTTCAACTCACCGCGCTTTTGCATGAACTTACGTGGCATAGCCTTAAGCATCTTGTTGAAGGTAGCAAGTGTGAGAGCAGCCCCACCGTTATCAACAACGTGAGCAGTGGCTAGAGCACGCTTGTACCAACCATCGAACGCCTTAAGGGTGCCATCAGCACTTGCAGTGTCACCATTGATCGCAATGTCTTCAAGGTCGTTTCCGAACTGTGTAGCCATTAGACGAGCAATGTGATCTTCAAGAGCATCTCCCTCAAGGTTGTCCTCAAGAGATTCAGATGAAAGTTCCCAGTCTAGACGTAGCTTAACTGTAGTCAAAGAAATCTTTGTAAAGGTGGCACCAGCGTTTTCACCAGTGTCAACAGCTTCAGTAGCTACTCGAACGATACGTTGGCCAACTGCGACCTTGTCAATTTCGGCTACTGGGGACTTCATTTTGTGGGTACGGCAATTTCCACCATTTAGTAGAACGGTTGCATCAAACATATAGTCGATGAATCGATCTGACTGTTCCGGCTTAAGAATACCACCACCATCAGCCCCTACTTCAGTAGTGCGAATAACTTTTTCTAAAATATCACTCATGTGTTTTTTAACTCCTCTCTATATAGTATTTTTGTTATCGGTCGTTCTTAGGAAGAAAACGTACCCGACCAGAAACCTGACTTCTCTGCTGCAAGACCCTTTTCTAGGGTTTCAGCAGACTCAACTGTTGTTGACTTAGAACCGGCTGAAGACTTCTCTAGTGATTTTGAAACGTCAGTTAGACTTTTCTCCACGTCTCCTAGACCATCTTTTACCACTGTCAATTCGCCTTCAAGTTTTGAATAACCTTTTTGAAGCTCTTCAAGCTTTGCATTTACGTTAGTTTCTACCGCAGCAACTGCCTTCTGAATTTCACTAAGTGTTTCTTCACGAGTCTCTGTGGAAGCCTTAGCGATTGTCTCCCTAATTGACTCAAGAGACTTAGCGATAGTAGCTAGATCTGGCTCGCTGACTTCTGAAACTTCTTCGTTCTTTACGTCTTCAGTAGTAACTACGTCATCGGTCTCTTCAACCTTAGCAACTTCTTCTTTTTCGCTCATTTCGGAACCTCCTTTCGACTCTTCGAGTGTTTGCTCAAGCTTATTACTAGCTTGCAAAACTTTGGTAATGTTCTCTTGATCAGGAACCTCTTTTGTAGGCTCATACCAACCAATATTTTCTAGCGCCCCCGCGCAAACATTACATTTTGTCAATTCTTTAGAGCTAGCCATTGCGATGCGATCTTGTTCGCACCAGTAGACTGTATCTATTACTACATCAACAGCCATGCCCGCTATTTCATTATTCTTCTGAATAGCCACCACACTGCAAAGCTCGTTACCTGGATTATCAACCAAGCTCAATTCAATTAGATCGTAATCAGTAACAACCTGAACCATCTCCTTAAGATCAGTCATATACTGCTTACTGACCTCTTTGATTGGTCCCTTGATTGAAAAACCATTGAGAGTCCCATCAAGAACCTTTTGCCAGGTTGATTCAGCACCCTTGCTTACATACACGTGGACGAACACACCCGTATATGCCTTACCATCATCAGAAACAAATTCCTGTTGATTAAATTTTACTATCTTACCTACGGCAGTGTGAGCGTCATGCATTTCACGAACATTTCCACGGAAACGGCTAAAGGCTCCAAAGCTAGCTTGTGCAGTAACTTTGTCGCCCATCTGATCAACATTATCAATCGTTGCCCAGCCTGAAACGATTCTATTTTCAACATCAATATTAGACTTACTGATGGGAATATGAATACCCACTGTATTGTCCTTGATGAGAATCTCTGCTTTTTCCATTTCGTAATTAGTGTAGTTCATTTGATTTTATTTAGCAAATTTAAAACTTCTTACTATTCACCGATATATTGATATAAACAAACGTGCAGTACAGTGCAATCATGAAAGCAAATATCCACGCAGGAGACTTCCAGTCAAGCGAGAATGACATTACAGTACCTATCACCCAAGCAAACGATCCTAGTGCGCAACCAGCGCCAAGTAGATAGTAGCTTTCTTTAGCCGAACCAGTAACTATTAATCCACCAATTCCTAGAGCAACAATTCCTACTGCCCATTCCGCTAGAAATGCAGGAAGACCGAGTGAAGGAAACGGTAGCAACATCCAGATACCAAATAGAATATTGAAGATGCCTAAGATACTAATGACAGAAGTATTAATAGGTTCCAGAAGACGTCTAGCTAATCTATCTAGCATTAGCTGACACTTCTACCTGCCCCGGCTTCATTTCTCGTTCCAGTACCCGAAGGACCGTTGCTAGCTGACGCTGAACGTGCGCTATCCCTAGTTCTTGACGCTCCAGCCTGTGCGGTAGCTTCTGCTGCTTGCTGTGCATTAGCCTGCCATGGTTCATCGCCCTTGCCGTCTGGGCGAGGTGGGAGTCCCATTTCTCTACGCGGTTCATCAGGTACTAGCACACCCATACGAACATTACGTTCGATAATCTTAGACTTAGTATCCTCATCAACCAAGCTAAGCTCATTGAGCTTAAAGACAACAACGTCTGTCATCTGCTTAACAATTTTTGCCATCTTCTTCTCAAAGATAATCTGCTCTGGACGTGAATACGATTCCTTAAACACCTTATCTGCATCACGTGAAGCTGACAAAGAAACATTCTTCGAGAACACACCTACGCGAGTCGCTGGAATTCTGTGCGCCATGAAAATTTCTTCATTATTGGCTTCTCTATAATCGCCAAAGCTAAAGTCCTGCTGTCCAGTTTCAATTGCTTTGAATTCAATCTCTGGTTCTGATCCATTATCTGTGCTCTTGCCAACCAACGGAACGTAGAGCGATCTATGATGCTGACCTCTCAATCCACCCTCAAAGAACTCCACAAGCTTATTAACGTTCTCTGGCTTTATCGAACCATTCTTAACAACAATTACGTAACGTGGTACAGCTTTATTCTCAAAGTAGTCTAGGTTATATCTACTAGAAAACTCATTTCCACCCAGTGCTGCTTTTGCGGAAATAATATCCGGAACACCATAGTAGATATTAGTTGGACTGTACTTCTTTAGATGAATAATCTCATTAGGCTCTTGGTCTTCAGTAATAGGGTTCTGCATCTCTAGATCACCAAAGTTTCTAAAGAAACGAACATCTCTACCTACAATCTGAACAAAGCCATCTCTTTCCCGACGAATACGCACATGCTTTGCTGGGATGTGGCCGATATATCCTACCTTGCCACTTGTAGTACGACCTATTTCTATATAAGCATTACCAGTAGTTTCATAATCAATACCCACCTTTTTAAGAACTTCATCAAACACATCTAGATTGTTCACATCTTCAAGCCATTCTGACATATTCTTTTTCCATACAGAAACAGCTGTATCAATCTTCTTTAGAGCGGCAGGAGTATTTTTAGAATCTCTCTGACGCTTTGTTTCTGGAGACTCAATCCAATCCCAACCCATACCATAAACACTCTCAACTTTTGCATTTACAGCGGCGTGGTGCGCAGGAGAAATCTCGTATAGCTTTGTTAGATACTCAACATTATACGGAGGAAGAATACAATCTAGATACTGGTAACCCCAGAGTTGCTCGTCAGAAATAAACTGTGATTCAGCACCACCAGACCCCTTGTATCCGTTCTTAATCTGACGATTAATTTTAGTGATGTGTCTCTTTGCCAATCCTCGAAGCTTCTTTATATCTTCAGGCTTAATAGAGAATGCATCGTCCTCTTTTGAACGACTCTTAAATTTAATTGCCCCTGAGGTTACGATAGTCTGCTGATCTTCTTCTAGTTCACTCATTGGTTACGTAGATTTTCCTTAAAGATTTTAATATCGTATGGGTCTGCCTGAAGTCCAATAGACTGGCGATAGCGCTGCTCTTCCCATTCTTCTTGATCAATCTTTCGAGCACCCTCGACAAATACAGCCTGGCCTTCTCCAAAACCAATGTTTCTTGCCACGGCTGCAATATTGCTGATCGCTCTCAGATCACCTCTAAATGCCTGAACTGACAAAATGTTTAATTCATCATCAGCAACAAAGTCACCATCAGCTTTTTGCCACACATAAATGCCTAGATCCGTCTCTCTAACTGCGCGAGCTCTACCCATGCACAAAGTATAACATTTATTTGCTTTTTTAGCTAAATCTATAACACGATTGAATCATTTAGCTTCCACCAGCGCCCACAATGGCCCATGTTAGGTTAATAACCTGGAAGCCCAACCCATTATCAAACTCCCCCTCGGCAAAAGTAAGTTCTGATTCAGCTACAGAGATAATATCGATTCCAGCAACAACGGCATAGAGTTGTTCGATCTCTGCTTGAGCTAGCTCTGTTGGATATGCCGACAAGAACTGAAAATTAACATTCATTGGATCTGATGAGCCATCTGTATTAATACTAAACTCAGTAGCTGCTGCTGTGTCATTAACAAGAACTAGATGATTCCACTGATTCCACTTGATGTCAATCAGATCGGCTACTTCGACTCCATTTAACCATAGTGTATATCCTGATTGACTTGCAGTGGTAATAGAACCGTCACTACTATCGAATATAACGACTACCTCAGTAGAATCATTCGGCTTAAATAGCAACTCTATTGTTTTTGGAGGCTCAAACCCTGCCTGCTCGAATGGCTTCCAAGTACCAGCATAGCTAGCCTTAGCTAGCCAAACACCTTCTGGACAATTAACAATTGATTCATCGACAACATTTGGAAACACTGGTGTACCATCTACAATTAAATCAGCTGGCGTTTGAGAAAGTATATTAGCATCCAGAACAGTAGTAACTTCTATCTGAAAATCAGAAGGAACATCTAATGGAACTCTAAAACTTACGACAACATTAGAATCAGTCAATTCTACAGAATCATAATGCTGAAATTCTACAATATCTCCGCCGCTGATATCATACTCCACCACGGTAGAATCATTATTAGATTTAAACACTAGATACTTACTAACCTGATCCGTCTGAGAAACTAAAAAGCTATACACAAGAGATCTAGTCTCTAGGTCAGCAGCTTCTATGTGAAAATCTTCTAACTTTACCATATTAGTTTCATCGACTACAAACGTATCAAACTTAGTTGTTTGTCCACCATGAAGAATACTGGTGTAGATGCTGTGAGCACTGCCAGAATCATTAATGGCTCCTGATTTATCTAGCAACCTGAGTGGATAAACTCCAAGGCCATCCAGGAGAAAAACATAATCGCTCCCTGCGCCGACTGTCATTGTGCTTCCGCCAACAATGCTTCCTTGAAACGAACTAGAATTAGACACGCCATTAACAGTAAGAGAAACCTGTCCAGAACCAACACTAACAACTATATGCTTCTTACTTTCCCATTCTTTTATTTTAACCTGAACAACTTGGTTTAGTATCATGTCCTCTAGAGTTGAAGAAACGCGAAGCATGACAGCATCAGAAGTTAGAAAAATACCACTGTCTATATCAGTGCTCAGAATTCCTACCTCTCCGGCCGGAGTTTGTGAAAGCACTACAAGTTCAGTTAGATTGCCTTCTACGAAAACAATGTCAGCATCTAACTGAACGCCAGTTGAATCGGTAACTAAGAAGGAACTAGTATTTCCATATATTATGGGCTGTCCAACTGGTGAAAGATTATTCGAACTTAATCCAACTAGTCCAGCATTGGATTGATCCGTAGTGGTCGGAGCACTAAGATAAAATACTGGACTAGTTGAGATTGCCAGTTGATTATACTTACTCATCCTGTTGGCTTCCAGTATATTACGCCATTAAGACTTCCAACATTTCTTTCGGTAGCATTAGGTCCGGTCAAATTATTTCCCCCGCCAGTCCATGGAGTAGCCGAAGCGATATTCCACTGAGCTAGCCCTACTTGATCTGTAATACTTGATAATATTCCTCTGGTCGTCTCAAACACTACTGCTATTGGATTAGTAGAGGTGTAGGTTATACGCATCAAACATTCGCTCTGAAATAGCCACCTTGACTGTTCTACATGTGGCACTAAGGTTCCGTTATACCAGTTATTAGCAGAAGATACATTGGTTCTTCTGTACCAGGTTTTTCCCCCCGGCGCGTTCGGCTGAATAAAAACCCACTCATGAATCGTAGCATTAGCTACCTGAGTAGTGATTCCCGCACGCGTAAGGCCACACCAGTTACCTGAAACTGGAAGGTTAACGATCTCAGTCTTCGCAGTGCCTGCGGCCAGCAGCAACATTCCTGCAGCCATTACTTAGGCACCCAGTACATGACTCCATCAAGCCAAGGTCTAAGTACTCCTCTTTCAGTTACATTTCCATATGTAAGGTTTGTTTCCCAAGGCTTAGCATCAGCCTGCTTATTCCACTGTGCAGTAGTTACTGAAGTCCAAGTAAATACACCTTGCGCTTTCGTTGTTTCAAACGAAAGACTAATTGGTTTAGTGGAAGTATATGTCAATCGTATTGAAGATTCATTATTAACCATCCACCATCCTAATTCCTGTCCAGCTTTAAGTGGTGAATTATAAAAGTTAGTAGCTTGTGAAGTTCCTACACGTCTTATTCTGAGCTTAGTATCTGATTCGCGAGGATTGTAGTATAGCCACTCATGAATCGTAGCATCAACCATACATGTGATACGAGTACAAACAATTCCACACCACCCACCAGATACTGGTAGGTTGACTGTCTGCTTTACTTCTGTACCCGAAGGTAATTGTATAATGCCTGCTGCCATGTTGTCAGTATATCAATTTTAAGTAGAAATAACAATGCCACCCGAAGGTGGCATTGTATGGCTTAGCTTACTACTGTTTATCTATATTCGAGGGTAATGCCAAATGTAACTCTCGATGTTACCTCTAAGCTCCACTGGTCCATTCCATCAACGCTTCCCAAATTAACACGCTGAGCATCTGCTTTTACGTTAGTAAACGTCTGATCAATCGAATACGTAGCTGTAGCTCCCGATTTAATTCCATAAACGTGAACCTTATCAATAGGTCCCCAGCCAGATTTTACGGAAATCCAAGAATTTGTAGCTACTGTTCCGATTGATTTAATCGTAGGAATAATAAAAACAAATTTTTGTGTAACGGGATTACCTTTATCATCAAGTTTTGGTTCATATGAATTAACTATAACTCCCATGTCGTCCTCCTCTCCATTAGTAGGTGGTGAAACAACTGCTGCTCCGCGTGCATCCGCGCGCATCTTATTTAGATCGTAAGTTTTACCTGAAGCATATCCAGGATCCCACTTACCAGTAATACTTGTCTCCGCATGCCCCTTCGCTCTATTTATATCAGAATACCCAAAGATATCCGTACAAATCTTAGCTAGAATTGTAGCAGTTCTATACTGAGCGGCAGTCATAGGAGATGTGCCTGGATAGATAATCTCATGGCCCCAAACAAGTTTATTAAACAAACCTGTCTTTGGAAGTGGAGAGGTATTGTAACCGCCTGACGCTCCAGCATGATTGGCTGGGAATGCTGCAATAATACCTACAGAACCATCAGCCCAACCACATGAGTTACATAGAGGCCCAGAAAGGTCTGATCTACCATTAATCAGAATGCCTAGATTTTGATTAGCAAATGGAGTCGCTGTGTGGTGCCACTCAAATCCTTCGTATGCTGGACTTTGACCATTTCCACGCGTCTCCCATCCTGCTTGCTCATGAACAGTGATTCCAGCCGCTTTTAGCCTAGCTATAATTTCTCTAGTTCTAGCAACACTCATTAAACATCACCTATTGAACTAACAGAAAGCGGATTGCTTCGAACTTCATCTTCTGGATCAAAATCATCTTCCAAGTAATTAGCTTTTGCATTCCTTGCAATATTTCCACGAACCAAAATTCCATTAGCTCCATCCGACTCACGAACAAAAGGATCTGTAGAAACAACAACCTCATGAGCGAACTCATCTGGATCATCACTTGGTGAGACACATGCAGAGAGATGCTCCCTAACATGCTGTTTAATTTCTTCTACAGAAATATTTAATTCCGAATCAGGTATAAATTGATAATACGCAACCATTAATCCTCCTTTCTATTTCAGTCTAGCACTTTGATTTAAAAAGGAAAAGCCCAAGAAATTAATCTTGAGCTTAACATCCTAACGGTAGAGAAGCACGTACATTCCTGAATGTGCGCTGGACTCACCTTACTCAATCACAGAACCTAACTGCGAATATCTTTATTGTACTACATTTGGAATTGGCACGTCAATATCGCTTACCTCTACAACTAATTCTTCTAGAGATTCTGCTAGCTCTGGAATCATACAGCGATCGGTAGTGCAATATCTATCTCCCTCAGCTTCCAAATCTGAATTGTATAACGGATCAGTACTAAATTTATTCAATTTACCCACATAGGTCTGATACTCTTCTTCTGTAATAGAGGTGTACGGCTGTTGTGGATAAACAGCATTGCCCATAGGCAAGAAGGAGAGCGTTTTAACTTTTCCTTCATACATCTTAATTACAGTATCGACAAAATCCTTCTCCCTGTTAGCATCAAAGCTAATTGTTACAGAGACACTATTATCAGACCAATAGGCTTGAGCTTCAGCTGCAAGATTTATTTTTTCAAAAATACTGACTTCTGCTTCCCCCCGTTTCTGATCCGTCTTGATAGGAAAATAAGCTACAACGGTTCCGGACGAAACTAAATCAGGCTCTACTCTATATCCAGACTCCAGAAGTAGTGGAACGATCAAATCATTTTCTGAAAATCTAATAGCCCTAAGATATGTTTTACCTCCTGGTGCCCAGTGTACCCCTGGTGTAGCTCCCGAAAGCAGAGAAACGCTTCCAGAGGGTTTTACGCTTGTAGTCTTAATGGATTGTCTAACACCCAACCATTCCGAATACTGCTTATCTCTCTT